AGCGGAGGAAATAGCGGACGTGGAGATCATGATGGCTCAGCTTAGGCACGTGGTTGGGGATACCCTCGTGGAGAGGGAGAAGGCGAGAAAGTTGGAGCGTATGCGGGGCTGGGTAGAAGGGGAATAGTGAAAGCCGCCGTGCGATCGGGGATGATCGAGCGGCGGCATTATCTGTGAGGAGGAGATGACCAGTATGGGACAGGTAGAACGGCTGACTAAAATAATCGAGCTGTTGATCCAGAGACATCCTCGGTCGGCTGATGTCTTGCTGGGGGTTGTACCTCCTCCGACCGACGATGAGTGGCTGGAGATGCTTCGCTCTTCTCCTGATGACCTGGGTGTCCGGGTTCGGACAGACCCATACACCGACAGGATACTCTCGGAGGTTATCAAACTGGATGAGATCCACCGGCTTATCGATGCTGCCGGTTGGGAGTCCATAACCGAGGCAGCCAGGTCGATAAAGGAGTTCTTCGCCGAGGACTGGAAGGTGTTTTGTCTCCATTGCCGCTTTGTTCGTGGAGAGTCCAGGATAAGCGACGCCTCTTCCCTCCAGAAAGTATCCCGCCGGGTGGGGCTATCTCCGAACACGGTATCTCGTAAACGCAAGGAGATACCGAGGAGGATAGCCCGTGACGCCCTCAGCGGGTTTCAGGCCGCCATGAAATGGTGACTATAGAACGCTTCATACTTACTCTCTAGGAGCGTTGATATTGCATGATATCGGCGTATGATGATAACGTGAAAGTCAGCTCGGGAGTGCAGGCCCGACTTACTCGATAGAGGCCTCGGCGCCCCAGCGTCGGGGCATTTTTTATGCCTTGAGGTTGGAGGGGTTAGGATATGTACGTTATCTGGTGTCGCAATGAGGGGCGTGGCGGGTTGCGTGTCGGTGTCTCCGACGCCAGATACCCCATTCCCTACATGGCGGATCCCATCACCATCTTCGAGCATTGCTACGTGCGCCTTATGCGGCGGTGGTTAGGGCGCAGGGCTAAGAGGGGATGGAGCCTAGAGCGCATGAGAGAGGCCTGTGGTGAGGTGATCTCATGACATGAGAGAGGTCACGTATTTCACTAAAGACGAGATCAGGAGGATACCTAAGATCCTCAGGTCTCGTGACCGGTCCGAAGAGGTGTCCCTGAGGGATTGCGCCCTGTTTATGGTGGGTATCAACTCGGCCCTGCGTGCCGGAGATCTCCTGGGTTTGAAGGTTGGGGATATCTTGGCTGGATCGGCCAAGAGGATACAGATCCGAAAGGAGATCATCCTTGTAGAGGGAAAGACGAAAAAGGAGCGTTGGATATATCTGCCAGATTCCGCGAGAGAGGCAGTTAAGGCTTACCTTAAAGTGCGTAAGGATCGCAGGGGGCTTTTGCCTGAACAACCGCTATGGATGTCCACCAGGGGGAAAGAGCCCAAGGCGATATCCTACGTCCAAGTTTACAGGACCCTCCGGTGGGCGGCACGAAGGGCCGGCGCAGATCTTCGTCTAAGGCATATCGGATGCCACTCTATGAGGAAGACCTATGGTCATTGGCTTTATTACAAGACGGAGGGGGAGCCCTTCACCTTGGCCGAACTCATGTTTATGTACGGTCACTCGTCAGAGCAAATTACCTTGAGATACCTGGGTATCACCGCCAGAGAGCTGAGGGAGAAGGCTCGGAATTCAGTGATTGAATAGCGGTCGTACAGTTAAATATAGGGGGTCTACACATAATGTTCCAGAGTTGGCGAAATTACGGTTAAAAACGAGAGGTGCGAAAGCGGAGCAAAGCCGGTGGGCGCAAGGCCTGAGAGGGTACGAATCTCTAACCACATTCCCTGTAGATATATTACATGAGTAAGGAAGTAGGGAATAAATTTAAAATCGCGCGAAGCATTGCAAACAGTGGGTCCTTCCCGAGGGGGGCGGCGCGGGTAAGGAAACCCCCCCCAACGAGCACGATTTGGCTAGACACTCCAAAATTGGAGCTCAGTCCAGTCCACTCGAACCGTCGTTTTTCTGAACTTTACAGGAGGTGAGGTTAGTTGAGTTATCAAGCTAAAAGGGATCTGTTAGACCAGCTGATCTCGGCCAAAGACGTGGCTCGGTTGCTGGGGGTGACCGAAAGCTGGGTACATAAGCTGGTCAAAAAGGGCTATATCTCAAAGACAGATACGGGCCGTTTCTCTCTAGGGGCCTCTGTCGGTGGGTATATCCAATACATCAAAACCGGGGAGTCTTCAAATCTAAGCCCTCAGGACATGATGAAGGAGAAGTTCCGACTGACGAAGGCTCAGGCCGATAAGGCAGAGATGGAGGTTCAGGAGCTGGAGAAGGAGCTTGTCCGTGTTGATGAGGTTCGGAGGGCGTGCAGTGATATGGTGTCCACCTTTCGGACGAAGGCTCTGGGACTGCCGTCGAAGGTGGCTCCTAAAGTCTTGGGCATGGCCTCTGTCGCTGAGGTTCAGGCTTGCCTAAAGCGAGAGGTTAATGAGGTTTTGCAGGAGCTGAGCGAATATGAGCCTTAGCGTTGTTGCAGATCTGATATGCGATGTGGCCAAGTCTGTTGCTCCACCTCCGGAGCTTACGGTCAGCCAGTGGGCAGACAAATATCGTCGTCTCTCTAGGGAGGCTTCGGCCGAGCCTGGGCAGTGGTCCACCGATAGGGCTCCGTATCAGAGGGAGATAATGGACGCTTTGTCTGATCCCTTGGTGGAGGGGGTTATCGTGATATGTGGCTCCCAGTCGGGCAAGACGGAGATAGTTCTTAATACCTTGGGATATCACATCCACTATGACCCAGCTCCTATATTGATACTCCAGCCGACTCAGAAGCCTATGGCGGAGGACTTTTCAAAGGACAGGGTTGCTCCGATGGTCAGGGATACGCCGGTTCTTAGGGGCAAGGTGAGATCCCCAAGGAGCAAGGACTCCAATAACACCATATTGCATAAGGCTTTTGACGGTGGCCATCTGACAATAGCAGGGGCAAATTCAGCGTCCTCTCTGGCTTCTAGGCCTATACGCATCCTTCTTGCTGATGAGATCGATCGCTATCCTCTGGCTGTTGGAGGCGAGGGAGATCCTCTGACCCTTGCGGAGCAGAGGACCACCAACTTCTGGAACCGAAAGAAGCTGTTCGTATCGACTCCTACGGTGAAGGGGATATCCCGTATAGAGGCTAGATATGCTCTGTCTAGCAGGGAAAGATGGTGTGTCCCATGTCCTGTGTGCGGAGATCTTCAGCCTTTGAGCTGGAAACAGGTTCGTTTTCCGGACGAAGAGTGGCTTTATCCCACCCATGAGTGCCGATCCTGCCATGTCAGGAGTAGCGAGCAGGCCTGGAAGTCGATGATGTCCAAGGGGGAATGGGTTGCGGATAACCCTGAGGCGAAGGAGAGAGGCTTTCACCTGAACCAGCTTTCCTCGCCATGGCGATCCTGGACCGAGATCATCGATCAGTTCAAACGAGCCAAGGCAGCCTTGGATGCTGGCGACGTCGAGCCCATGAAGGTCTTTATCAACACGGTCTTGGCCGAGACCTGGGAGGAGCGAGGCGAGGTAATAGAGCCGGATCGATTCATGGAGCGATGTGAGTTTTACTCTGCCGAGGTCCCCGAGGGTGGCGTGCTGCTTACTATGGGGGTGGATGTCCAGAGGGATCGTCTCGAGGCCGAGGTTGTCGCCTGGGGTGCGGGGGAGGAGTCTTGGAGCGTGGATTATAAGGTGCTTCAGGGAGACCCCACAGAGCCAGGGGTATGGGATGCTCTGACGACATACAGGACAAAAACGTGGACCCACGAGTCTGGGGTGGAGATGTCCATCGATGCGGTGGCTATAGACTCGGGGGACAATACTCAGGCTGTCTATGACTATGTTCGTGATCTTGGCAGGGAGAGGGTTTTCCCGGTCAAGGGTTTGGCTGGAGACAGAGCGGTTATATCCGGCCCGACAAGGCAGAGGGCTGGCAAGAGATCTCGTCCGGTTATGCTTTATCGTGTTGGTGTGGATACGGCGAAAAAAACCGTTTATGCGAGGTTGAGGCTTGAAAGCGGTGCGGGGTATTGCCACTTCCCTGTGGGCAGGGATCAGGAGTATTTCCTGCAACTCACGGCGGAGAAGCTGGTTACCAGATACAAGAAGGGGTTCCCATACCGTGTGTGGGAGAAGATCCGGGCGAGGAACGAGGCACTAGACTGCCGGGTTTACGCCTATGCGGCGATGAAGCTTTTGAACCCAGATTGGGAGGCTCTTAGACGCAGGGTGGCCCCTGTCAGACGAGACGTCGAGGACGAGGGTAATAAGCGCAGTGCGGCGAAGAGACGTCGCAGAAGCGGTGGTTTTGTGGGGAGGTGGTGATTTGATATCCATCCCTGAAAGGGTTATAGCCGGGATGCCTTTGAAGTTCTCCGTAAGGGTAGATGAAACGGTGGATCCTGGGTGGGGTATGTCCTTTTTTCTGAGGGGAGGTGGTGCTCTAGACTGTTCTGGGGTTCCCGATGGGGAGGAGTTCTTCTTTAGCTTGGATACGACAGGGCTTCCCCCTGGGACCTATTGGTACTCTCTGAGGAGTGTCTCTGGCGATAGTGTAGAGGAGCTGGCTTCTGGGGCGATAGAGGTTTGCCCGGATATAGCGTCAATGGAAACGTATGATGGGAGGTCCCACGCAAGGAGGGTCTTGGACGCCATAGAGGCGGTTTTGGAGCAGAGGGCGACCCACGATCAGCAGTCTTACTCCATCCAGACGTCCCTAGGCATGAGGCAGTTATCCAGGGTTCCGCTGGACGAGCTGTTGAGGCTTAGAAGGATTTACACTGTCGAGTGCAGGAGAGAGTCGGGAAAGCCTATCGGTAGGAGGGTCCGAGTATGGATATGAGCCTGTATCGATTTATGGCCTCTAAGGGCAGCCAGGGGCTTGCGAGGTCTCCCTCTCGTAAGCGGAGTTACGACGCCGGTGGGGCTTCTAGGTTGACGTCTACATGGACGTCTATCCCTGTCGATGCCGATGAGATAGTGCGTCGCAATCTCCGGGTGTTGGTGGCTCGATCCAGGCAACAGGTGGCCAACAACGATTATGCCAGGAGATTCCTTCAGATGGTCCAGGATAACGTGATAGGAGCTCAGGGTGTTATCCTTCAGGTTCAGGCCAAGAGGAAGAATGGAGCTCCAGATACGCCACTAAACGATGCCGTGGAGTGGGCCTTTTGGGAGTGGGGTCGACGTGGTAACTGCGATGTCACCGGCAGGCTATCCTGGCTGTCCATTCAGCGTCTGGTCGTTGCCACCGTGGCAAAGGACGGCGAAGCTGTGGCTTTGTTGAGGTATGGCGATATGGCCGGTCCCTGGGGGTTTGCTATACAGCTTGTGGATCCTCAGAGGATTCCGGTGGAGTACGACGAGGAGAGTTTGCCCAACGGGAATATAGTGCGTCACGGTATAGAGATGACGGAGTACGGTAGGCCGGTTGCCTATTATTTTCGGACCGACGACGAGAGGGCCGGTTACGTGAAGTGGACGGGACACCGTTATGTCAGGATTCCAGCGTCTCAGGTGATCCATGTTTTTGTGCCTGAGATAGTGGGACAAAAAAGAGGTTTGCCCTGGATGTCCACCGCCCTATTGCGGCTGCACATGATAGGCGGCTACGAGGATGCGGCACTGGTCAACGCCAGGGTGTCCGCCGCTAAGATGGGGTGGCTCAAACCCAGCGAAAATGCCGCTGGATACGGTGGGGACGATATGGATACCGATATAGCCATAGACGCCGAACCGGGCACTTATGAGCCAATACCCGACGGATATTCTGACGTGATATACCCGGACTATCAGTATCCTAACGGCGAGTTCGGGACGTTCGTAAAGTCCTGCCTGAGAGGGGTGGCCGCTGGGCTTAACGTGAGCTATAACACCTTGGCCAGCGATCTGGAGGGGGTGAATTATTCCTCCCTGAGACAGGGAGCCTTGGACGAGCGAGAGGTATGGAAGGGGCTTCAGGGGTGGATTATCGAGGAGTTTCATCAACGGGTTTACGAGGCCTGGCTGACTCTGGCCCTTTTGAAGGGTAACGTTGTCTTGAGGGGACGGCCTGTGTTGGCTACCGAGGAGGTGCGGCTAAAGTATACCGAGTGGCAGCCCAGGCGTTGGCCGTGGGTGGATCCTATTAAGGACATGGCGGCCAAGGAAAAGGAGATAAAGACCCTTTTGCGTTCTCCCGGGGAAATTATCCGGGAGCTTGGGAGAGACCCTGAGGATGTTTGGAGCGAGATTGCCCAGGATATTCAGGGCATGAGGGATAAGGGGATACCGGAAAACATGATCCAAAGGGTGTTCCAGGGAGGAGGTGGCAAGGTTGCCGCAAGCGCCAAAGATACAGGAGCTAGTAAGGGAGCTGAACAACAAGAAGCCGAGTCTGACGGGAAGTCTACGGTCTCTGAATGAGGATGACAGGACGGTAGAGCTGTCCTTTTCCTCCGAGGCTGAGGTGGAGCGATGGTTTGGGGTAGAGATCCTGGGACATAAGCCAGATGAAGTGCGATTGGAGCGCCTGAATGCGGGGGCTCCTTTTTTATTGGGACACGATAGGTCTCAGCAGGTGGGGGCGATCATGGAGGGGTCGGTCTCTATCGTCGATCGAAAGGGCAGATGCACCGTAAAGATATCTCGCTCTACCCAAGGCGAGGAGATTTTTCAGGATATCAAGGATGGGATAAGGCGTAATTGCTCGGTTTACTACAACGTATTCGAGGTGCAGCTTGCCGGAGAGCGTGACGGTGTACAGATGTACAGGGTTGTAGATTGGGAGCCCACGGAAGTGAGCTTAGTTAGCGTACCTGCGGACCCCACTGTAGGAGTTGGCCGCAGTGATGATGATAGGGAGGGTAATGGAATGCCTGGAAACGCTCGTGATAATGAGTCTGTAAATAACAAAACTGCTGAGAATAGCCCCGCTGCTGGAGTGCCGGAGGGGAGCCGGGCGATGCCGGAAGGCAATCCCTCTGGGATTAACGTATCTGCCGTTAGGGAAGAGGCCAGGAAGCAGGAACAGGTGAGGGTCCGCAACCTGCTTCAGCTAGGGGAGCAGTTTGGTCAAAGAGATCTAGCCGACCAGTATGTGTCTGAGGGCAGGGGCGTGGATGAGTTTAACAAGGTGCTGCTGGACAAGCTGATAGAGTCTAGATCTCAGGGAGGGACTGTGAAGGAGTCGTCGGTGGGGATGTCCGAGGGGGAGGCTAGAAGCTATTCTTTCATTCGGGCGATTCGTGCCCTGGTGAGCCCGACGGATCGATCCGCACAGGAGGAGGCGGCCTTCGAGTTTGAGTGCTCTCGTGCCGCGGCATCTAAGATGGGCAGGTCCCCGGAGGGGTTGGTGGTCCCCTACGACGTGCTTAGCAGGGGGTTGTTACAGACCGGTGGCAGTCCGGCCAGTGGAGGGTACACGGTTGATACCACCCTGATGACCAGCTCTTTCATAGAGTTGCTTCGTAAAAAGGCCATCGTTTTGCAGATGGCGACGCCTCTGTCCGGTCTCGTGGGAAACTTGGATATCCCATCTCAGGCCAGTGGAGCCAGCGGCTATTGGGTTGGTGAGGATCAGGATGTGTCGGAGGGTAGCCCTGCTTTTGATCATGTGACTATGAGCCCTAAGACCGTTGGAGCTTACAGCGAGATAACTCGCCGGCTGCTGTCTCAGTCCTCGATGGATATAGAGGCGCTTGTTAGGGCGGATTTAGCTAAAGCTCTGGCCCTGACCATAGACAAGGCGGCTATATACGGTTCTGGTACGGATAACCAGCCTAAGGGTATCGCCGTAACCACTGGGATCAATGCGGTGGCTTTCCAGGCTCAGCATCCGACCTATGCGGAGCTTGTGGATATGGAGTCGGAGATAGCGGCGGACGATGCGGATGTATCCGGTATGTGCTATGTGGCCAACGCAAGGTTCAGGGGGCACTGCAAAACGACGGAGAAGTTTGTCGGGACCAGCGGGGCGACTATCTGGGAGAAGGGCGATACCATCAACGGCTATGCCGCCCGGATCACTAACCAGATAGCTCTGGGAGACGTTCTGTTCGGTAACTTTGCGGATCTGTTGGTTGGTATGTGGGGTGGCCTTGAGCTTACCACCGATCCCTATACCCACAGCCTCAAAGGACGACTGAGAATAGTGGCCATGCAGGATGTCGACTTTGCTGTCCGACACGTAGAGAGCTTTTGCTACGGAAAGAAATCCGCATAGGAGGTGTCGTTGTGGGTAAGGTTATGCAGGTTATCGTCTCGAGTGCGGTGGTCGTCGATGGTGAGATAGTTCGTCCCGGCAGGGAGGTCTCTTTGCCTGAGGGGATCGCGATTAGCCTCTTGAAAAGGGGCAAGGTGAAGGTCCTCCCTGGAGGAGGTGTGGATGTCTCGGAAGATATTTCCGAGGATAGAGAGGCCTTAGAGGCGGAGTATAAAGAGCTTGGGGGGCGACCTCAGGATGAGTGGTCCGACGATGAGCTTATCCGTCGCATAGATGAGCGTAGAGAGAAGGTCGAGAAATGATTCCGGGAATCGTCGCTGCCGACAGGGATATCCTCCAGGCGGTGGGCGATTCCCTGTTTTTTTCTGGGATAGACTATCCCATTAAGGGACTTTTTGACTGCCCGGAGATCTACCCTCGTCCAGCGATCGGGGAAACCGAGGTTGAGGTGTCCAATCCTGTGGCTTTCTGTCTTGCCTCGGACGTGGCAGAGGTTTCGAGGGGCGATACTTGCAGGATTAGGGATATCGTTTACAGGGTTCTTGAGGTTGTCCCCGATGGTACAGGTATGGCTTCGGTGGTGATGACTCTATGATAGAGGTTTCCTTCGATAAAAAGGCTATGGCTGACATAGCGAGGGATCTGGAAGCCACGCCCAGGGAGATAAAAAGGGCCATGCATCTTGCGCTTAACGAGGTAGGACGTCAGATGAAATCTTTGGCGGCAAAAGAGGTGGCCAAGGATACGGGTGTCAAACGGTCGGCCTTGAAGCCCCGAATCCTGTCTTTTAAAAGGCAGGTGGATGGAATCGACCAGGTGAAGTTATGGACGGGGGTCTACCGAATACCTGCCCGCAAGGTCGGGGTGAAAAAAAGCTCAGTGCGTGGCAAGGTGGATATATCCCCTTATGTCCTGGCGGTTCTGAGTTCTGACGTTATCCCACTTTTCGAAAGTCGTTTTATACCTGCTTTTGAGAGGAAATTGCGATGGCTGAAGTCAAAATAACCGAGCTACACGACGCTATTTTAAAGGGAATATCGAAAGCCTTCCCCTCTCTTGTCACGGTTACGGCCTACGATCGCATAAGAGGAAAGATGGCGGTTCCGGCGGCTTTGCTGTTTCTTGCGGAGATGGAGAGGATGGACGATGTAGGGACGGAGCAACTCTGCCTGGAGTGCCGCTTTGACCTGTTTTTGGTTTTGGATGCCCTGATGGATGGGGTCGGCCAAAACGTGCGGCAGTTGGCAGGGGATCTAGCTTTGTATATCCATGGTAATCGTTTTGGACTTGAGGTGTCTCCTGCGAAGGTGGCGGGGTTGGCTCCTACGGAGTTTTTGCCAGCTATGGCTCAGCATGTGGAGTGGCAGATATCCTGGACTCATGAGATCTATTTAGGCCCCTCTTGTTGGGATGGAGAAGGGATTATTCCCACGGAGGTGCTGTATTCGATCGTGCCATTTGTGGGGCCAGATCATATTGAGGCATACAGACCACTGGAGGGCATTACTAATGCGGACTCCCCCTAGTGATTGGGTCTTGGCGGATATCAACAGCAGGCTGGCCAGGATGATGCGGATTGGCACCGTCGTCGAGTTGGACGAGGCCGCCGCAAGGGTACGAGTGACCTGCGGAGCTGGGGATGGAAAGATCACGACCGCTTGGTTGCCGTGGATCACCGCTCGGGCTGGTCCTGATCGAACCTGGTGGGCGTTAGAGCCAGGAGAACAGGTGATGGTGCTGTCTCCATCTGGCGAGATGTCTCAGGGGGTCGTGTTGGGGTCTATCTACAGAGATGCCCATCCGGCTCCCGCAGCGTCTAAGGACATCCAAAGGGTGGATTTCGACGGAGGGTCGTATATCGAACACGATAGGAAGCGAAAAAAGTTCAGACTCCATATCGAAGGGGATATGGAGATCTCCGTGACGGGGCACGTCCAGTGGACCGCCGGAGCGGAGGGGTATGACTTTGATTGACGGAAGAGGTGAGCGACGATGCCAGAGGTGACCAGGATAGGGGACAGTACCACCGGAACCTGCGATAAAGGGTTGCCCTGTTGCCCTCACGGCAGGTCTGGAACCAACGGTACTGGAAGGCCTCGTTTCAGGGCCGGAGGTAAGCTGCTTCATTGTTTGTCGGATACAGGAGCAACGAACTGCCCTCACGGTGGCACATACGAGAGCGTCCAAGGCTCGGAGAAAGTGAGAGTCGACGGTCTTCCAGTGACGTTGGTTGGACATGGGACTCTGTGTAAGAGTTGCGGGGAGGTTGGCTCCCATTCTTCTGGGTGGGGAAAGATGAGAATTGCAAAATGAAAGGTGTAGACAGAGATACCGGTAAGCGTTTAGTTGGACTCTCTCACCTCAGGCAGTCGGTGCGGGATATTCTGACTACGCCGATAGGGTCTCGTGTTATGAGGCGGGAGTATGGATCCAAGCTCTATGCGCTAGTAGATCACCCAGTATCTGATGAGACGGTGATGGAGGTTTATATGGCCACCGCCGAGGCTCTATTGCGATGGGAACCGAGACTCGACCTGACTAGGGTCCATGCCTCAGTTTCTCCGGGGAAGATAACTATTTCCCTAGAGGGGCGATATATACCGGATGGCAAAGAGATTCGCATGGAGGGGATTGAGGTGGTTTAGATGATTGATCTGTCCAGGCTCCCGGCTCCCAATATTGTTGAGGCGATAGACTATGAGGCTATCCTGGAGGAGATGCTTGCGGATTTGCGGCTCCGAGATAGCGAATTTGACGCACTGGTGGAAAGCGACCCAGCTTATAAGATCCTGGAGGTGGCTGCCTATCGAGAGGTTATTTTGCGCCAGAGGGTGAACGACGCCGCTAGGGCGGTGATGCTGGCTTATGCGAGAGGTGCGGACTTGGATCAGGTAGGTGCTGGTGTGGACGTCTTGCGCAGTGATGGGGAGTCGGACGATAGGTATCGATCCAGGGTGCAAATGTCTTGGGAGAGGTTGTCTACGGCCGGTCCTGCCAAGTCGTATCGTTATTGGGGGCTTTCGGTCGGCAAAGCGGTTAAGGATATAGGAGTATATTCTCCTGCTCCAGGATGCGTCCGAGTCGTAGTCTTAGGGGCCTATGGAGATGGAGTGCCGTCTGCCGATCTATTGGCAAAGGTGCATGAGGCGGTCTCGAGTGATGAGCGCAGACCCCTCACCGACACCGTTGAAACAGTCGCCGCTCAGGTCGTGAAGTATAACGTGACGGCCTCTCTCGAATTGTATCCGGGAGTGGCCGCCGAGCCAGTGATAGAGGAGGCTCAGGCAAAGGTTCGGGCGGTCGTCGATGATTTGCATCTGATAGACGAGGATATTATGTCGTCGAGAATAATTTCCGCTTTACATGTTGAGGGGGTCAAGTCGGTTGATCTCGTAATCCCTTCCGAGGATCTTCTGATCGATTGTTCTCAGGCGGGGTACTGTTCCGGGATATCTTTGGCCTGGAGGGTGGCTGATAGGCGATGAGTGATTTGCACTTGCTGCCTGGGAATGCAACTTCTCAGGAGAAATCTCTATCCCTTTGTATAGGCAGGAAGATCGCCGCTGAAGCTATTCGCAATATAAAATCTCCGGAACTTGCCCCTGTTGAGATTTTGCCTTATTTGGCCTGGGAACGTCACGTGGATCTCTGGCGATCAGAGTTCCCTGAAAATATAAAGCGTGGTCTAGTAGCTAAATCTGCACAATGGCACCGCTTAAAAGGGACAAAAGCAGGCGTATTGAGGATGCTCGAGGTCCTGGGGTATTCGGACGTGGAGATCGTGGAGTATAGAGAGGCCCTAGAGAGGTACGGGCAGGCGGGTATCCTGTCTTTGGACGGGACCTGGGATGTCGTGTCAGGTAGCGACCTCATGCTCCGGTCCGCCCTCGAGGTGGCTGACCTCCCGCCTCTGATCCACTGGGCTCAGTTTGCCCTGCGTATGGATCTATCGGCAGCGGAGCGTCCAGGCTGGGCGGAGGAGGTCCGGTGGGCCGTTGGCGAGATGAAGCCCGCCAGGTCTTGGCCTGTCTGGTGGTACTGGATCGCTCTAGAGTTGGGTCTGGAGATAAAAACATGGCATCGGCTTGACCTAGCGAAGGATATCCGTATCCGATATCCCTGGTGTTGGTCTCCTCTGGACGGTAGCTGGAGCATCGGCAGTGACGGGAGGCTCTTGGGGCTCGACGGGCAGGTGCTGGATGGGCGCTGGCGTTTGGGCGACTCTGCCCCTGCGGTGTACGACCGATTTGTCCGTGCCTGTGGGGTGGTGGTAGGCAAGAGCCTGGGCAAGAGGGCCTACGCCTCTTTAGGGAGGCATAGACAGATAGTGGAGTCGCCTACACCCCTGTCTCTAGATGGATCATGGACGTTGGACGAAGCCCCCCGGTGCGTGGCCGCATCCAGGCAGTCTGTCCGTATCACGTCGTTATCTTCTGCCCGGCCTGTAGTAGGGAGGCATGGTGGTCGCTTAGGGACAACCATAAGATACCCTGCGTCGCCTCGGTTGCTGGATAGGGCTCATGTGCTGGATGGTAGTTGGGGCATGGATGGTCGGAATATCAGGCCTTGCGGCATCAAAAAAATGACGATGGATGGCAGCTGGAGGATCGAATCGGATCCCCCAGCTTTTTTGTGCCGGTCAGCATCCGGTGGCGGCAAGGAGATCCATGTTCCGTTACGGGGGGCATGGATCGGAGAGAAGGCACCTCGGCTTGGATATTTTTGGGCTAGAGGGCTGGACGGATCCTGGGGTGTCGGGCAGGGCAGGCCACTGGACGGGTCCTGGCGGCTGAATGGACCGTACATGGGGCCAGTTCCTATAGTAGGGGAGAACGTCAGGAAGCTGGATGGATCGTGGCAGGTAGGGAGCATCAGCAGAAATCTGGATGAATCGTGGTTGATCGGCAACGATGGCCCCGGCTGTAGCGCAGTGGTCGCTATCCGCAACTAGGAAGGAGGGCGCTATATGGGTTTAGGAGTAACGACATATGGGTTCCGGCGCCGACTAGCTCAGCACTTGGCTACCGGCAATGGACTACCTCGGGTGGCATTCATGGCCTTCGGTGACGGCGGCCACAACGCAGACGGCACGCCGAAGGCGGCAAGCCCGAATCAGACGAAGCTTAACCGAGAGATCCTTCGAAAGGGGCTTTCGGTGGTGACGCAAGAGGACTCCATGTCCGTCACCGGCACAGGCCGGATAGAAAAGAGCGAGCTAATAGGCAAAAGCATCTCCGAGGCGGGGTTATTAGATGCCTCGGGCAACCTTATCGGTCTCAAAAATTTTAGTCCGAAGATCAAGGACGATGATGAGTATTACGACATCAGCATCAAAATCGATGTATAGGAAAGGGGTGTCCCTATGGCACTGCCAAAGTATCCGATAAGCAAGATCCCTTCCGAGGGGGCTCCTGCTCTCCCTCAGACCTGGAATGGGACATATGGGGAGCTGGATCAAAACCTGAACAATCTCGACGGGCGGCTCGTGGCCAGAGAGAACGAAATAAACACGGCCAGAGGCGGCCACCCGAGCCTGGGCGGCAGGATATCGGCGATGGCAGCGGATATCCAGGGTCTGGACCCGGACATGATGAACGCTATTGTTGCTGGAGTCTTGGAGGCATCCGCCTCCGCTGGCCTGGCGAACAGAGAGGGCGAGAAAACCCGGACGAGGCGGATTCAGTCCGGCGTCATGACGATCATCAACAGAGGAATTGTCTCTGGCTGCACCGTCTCGAGGTCCTCCACCGCCACAAGGAACATTAACTTGGCGGCGGGGGTCGCCTTCGGTAACGGCCGTCTGATCCCTATGCCGGAAGAGCAGAACGGGGCGTCTGTGCCAGGCAACCCAGGAGGATCTCCCCAAGTTTGTTATCTCTATTTAGGTGCCAGTGGCGGGGGGCACGAGATGTACTGTACCGAGCTAGGGGAGGAGATCCCCGACGGGGGGATCCCCCTGTATAGGGTAACGGTCCCGGCGGGGAACACGGAGATCACCGATCGATACTTGGCATCGGTATCTCTGACCGATATACGCAGAGTCGAGTCGGGGGCTCCTTGCGTCTATGCGTCCGCCCCCTTCATCTATGTCCCCTTAGGTACGTCGATGCTCTCGACGGATTATTCCGTGCATCTGGATATCCTTGGGTTTGAGGGTGGTGGGCACCAGCTGGGGTACGTATATGCTGACGATAAACAGCACAACGGCTTCAAACTGTGCCTTAACGGCAGCGCTGACTCAGTGCGAGTCCGTTGGACCGCTATGAGGATGGACCTTTAAGGGAGGAATGACCATGATAGTCAAAGAAATACAGCCTGCGCCTCATGTAGGGTGGTCGCTGGTCGGCGAGACTCTAACTGTAGGTCCTCTGTCCATCGATCTGGCGGCAGAGGAAAAAGATAGTCAGGTAATCATAGACATATCGAGAGAGGGTGACGGGCTGACTCGAGGCATGGGGGATGGGTACGTCGCATCCGTGCTTATACCGCCTCGATGCTACGAGGCAGAGGAGACCGACGAAGGGGAGCTTGTGCTTGTCCCCGCCCAGATAAACACCGATGCGGTGGAGCTAATGCTCTGGCAGTACGACGATCAGCCCCAGACGACCGAAGGCAACGACATAAAAGACGAGGAGGATAACTAATGCCTACTATTTTTACGAAAGACTCTCTCAGGGCGGCGGTGGAGGCCGCTACAGGAGGCAAGGCGACTGTCCTGTACGACGATAAAGGCTACCCGTCCTATATGTACCGAATATCGAAGTTCAACCTCCAGGATATCGATCCTCTCTTGGGCAACGGCGTCCACCCTGCGTTCGTGAGCAATGGAGTGGAGAAGTCCGAGCTTCTGGTAGGCATGTACCAGGCACGGATCCACGATGGGCGAGCCTGTAGCTACCCTGGTGTAGATCCATCTACCTATGTGAATTACGACGCCGCTCGCAATGTCTGTAAGGCCAAGGGGGCCGGGTGGCATCTCATGACCAATTGGGAGTGGGCGGCCATCGCCCTGTGGTGTCTGAAGAATGGATTCCAGCCCCGAGGGAATACTAATTACGGCAGAGCCCATGACGCTACCTTCGAGACGGCCACCAGAACAGACAAAAAAAACCCCGGCGACACCTCGGGAGGAAGGACCCTCACAGGCGCTGGGCCTGCCTCTTGGAGGCACGACGGAACCCCGTCAGGCATCGCTGACCTGGTCGGCAACGTATCCGAGATCGTCGATGGGCTGAAGCTTGTCGATGGCAAAATCTACATGCCCAACGATAATAACTTCGACATGGCCGAAGCCGACTGGCCGAATACGGGGTTCGCTTTTGACAACACGGTGGATGGCGCAGCAGGTGCCCCTATACTGAGCAACGCCGTCACAAAAAGCACAGGGGAAACGCCCTATTCTTCTCTCACGTGGAAGGATCTAACGGCAAAAGCGGGTTTAGCTGTGACATCTAAGCTTGCTGCAGCTGGAATTGCCCCTTTATCTCTACTTGAGGGGGCTGGTGCTTACGAAGAAGCCCCTAGGGGGACACTGTACATGCGGAACGTCGGAGAGCGTGTGCCCTACCGTGGTGGCGACTGGGGCAACGGCTCGGGCGCCGGATTGTTCTACTTGTACCTGGGCGGCTTGCGCTCCGGCTCGAACGACGGCATCGGGTTCCGCCCCGCTTTTCTTTTGTAGATCTGGAATCTGAAATCTGGATATCTGAAGCCCTGGGCGCCCTCGCCCGGGGCGGGAGGTTTTTATGGCTGATGGACTAAAGATCAAGCAGAAACATGAGGACTTGATGATGTACCTATACCCTGCGCTTAGACAGTTCCCTAGGTCAGAAAAATACGCTATGGCTACGGATATCAAGCGATCCCTGATACGAATGCTTGAGCTAATTACGAAAGCCAATAAAGCGAAACGCAAACTCCCGGTATTGCTGGATCTGGATACCGAGATAGACGTCCTGAGGACGCTGTTAAGGGTGTCTATGGAGCTTAGGTTTTTACCTAACGGTGTCTCGGTTTTTAGGTGATTTAGTTTTTGAGAGGAGGTAGTGATATGCCTGAGCAATTTTTACATGGAGTAGAGGTAATAGAGATAGAAGATGGATCAAGACCAATTAGGACGGTAAGATCAGCTGTGATTGGCCTGATCGGTACCGCTCCAGAGGCCGACGAGGCAGCATTCCCGATTAATCAGCCTGTTTTGATAGCTGGCAGCAGATCTGAGGCTGCAAAGTTAGGGGAAATTGGGACACTCCCCGCCGGGATTGATGGCATATTTGATCAAGCTGGAGCCTTGGTCGTTGTCGTTCGGGTGGCGGAGGGAATTTCGGAGACAGAGACCATGTCCAATGTCGTTGGTGGTGTTAATTCAGCGACAGGCCAATACGAAGGAGTGCATGTTTTTCTCGGGGCTGAATCCAAGACTGGATATCAGCCCCGAATTATTTGTGCCCCTGGATTTACTCATCAGCGGACTGAAGATCCTAGTTCTCCTGGGGCTTTTTTGGCCAACCCAGTAGTATCGGAGCTTCAGGGTATCGTCGATCGACTCAGGGCAGTAGTCATCGCCGACGGACCGAACAAAACCGACGAGGCAGCCTTCTCCTATGCGGAGGATTTCGGGACGGCTAGGATATATGTTGTGGATCCCTTCGTTACGGTCTTTAAGGGTGGAGCATACGTGGACGAGCCGTCCTCCGCCAGGGTTGCGGGTATTATCGCTAAAAGCGATGCTGATCGAGGTTTCTGGTGGAGCCCGTCCAACAACCCGATATACGGCATCGTGGGCACAGCTAGGCCGGTGGACTTCTCTCTTGGAGATCCCAACGCCAGGGCTAACCTGCTGAATGAGCACAATGTGACAACTATTATCCGGCAGGACGGATACAGGCTGTGGGGCAACCGGACCTTATCGAGCGATCCTAAGTGGGCTTTCCTATGCGTTAGGCGGACGGCGGATATCATCAACGACAGCCTCCAACGGGCCCACCTGTGGGCGGTGGACCGAAATTTAACAAAAACCTACTTCGATGCCGTGGTTGAGGGCGTAAATGCCTATCTTCGCCACCTGACGGCAATAGGAGCGATTCTTGGAGGGCGCTGTTGGGCAAACCCAGATCTCAACACCCCTAGCCAGCTCAAGGCAGGCAAATGCTATTTTGACTTTGACTTTACGGCGTCTGCTCCTGCGGAGCACATAACTTTTCGTAGTCATCTTGTTGATGATTACTACCGAGATATTTTTAAATAATAGGAGGTTTCTTTATGATTACTGAAATAAGAAAAAATATGAACCTCTTTGTCGATGGCATTGGCTTTGCGGGCAAAGTCGAAGAGATCAACCCTCCGAAGCTGGCTGTCAAAATGGAGGAGTTTCGAGCCGGGGGAATGGATGCGCCTGTTGAGATAGATATGGGCATGGAGAAATTGGAGATGGACTTTACCATCCCTAGCATGGACAGAGCTCTAATGGTGCTTTTTGGCCTTGCTCCGGGAAGTGAGGTTGGCGTAGTTATCAAGGGGGCCATTGAGGACAACTCAGGCACCATCTTGGCAGAAGAGCATGTCGGCACAGGACGAATAAAGACTATTGAGCCAGGGAGCATGAAGGCAGGGGAAAAGCCTTCTATAAAAATTTCCATGGCACTGAAGTTTTATGGGTTGAGTATCGATGGCGTCGAGCTGGTCTATGTGGATGTTGAGAATATGGTGCGGCGCATAGGTGGCAATGATCGATTGGAAGAAATACGCTCAGCAATAGGACTATAAAGAGGAGGATTTATGACTATGACTACTACAGTGCGCTTGCTATACCCTGTGACAATCAACGGGCATGAGATCACTGAGCTGACCATGCGCAGACCTAGAGTCAAGGATAGCTTGATCCACGAGAAGCAATTTCCTGACAAAAAGAGTGGAACCTTAGAGTCTGATATGGCCATGTTTGTCCGTTTATGTGGGGTAGCCCCTGGAGATCTTGATGGTCTAGATATGGCTGATGTAGCGCAGTTACAGAGGGCTTTTGGAGGTTTTTTCTCCTCGACGGACGATCTCTCCGAAGAGCCTGTCTAGCTCTAGCTCATTACACCGGCTGGGGGCTCCAAGATCTCATGGAGCTCCCTCAGTCGGAGCTCGTTGAGTGGTTGTCGGAACTCCCGAAAGGGGGTGGTGAATAATGGCAGGGTCAGCTTCTAAGATATACAAAGCAACCGTTCAATTTGGCGGAGCTGTGAGTGGATCTTTGACTAGCGCATCAGGGGCAGTCTCAGGGATATTCGGTAAATTAGAGAGCGGGGCCCTAAAGAACATCCGAGCCCTAGAATCTCAGAAAAAGGCTATAGCATCACTCGACTTTAGTGGGTTACGTAAATCTAAAGCTCATATGAAGGCATCGCAACGATCCCTTGATGAACTAAAAAAGAAGATGTCGGAATGCCCAGAGCCAACGGCCAAAATGAGGAAGGAGCTAGAGAAGGCCGAAGCGGTAGCTCAGAAGGCCAGCAAGGCATACCAGGGTAACTTAAAGCGACTCAGAGAGTTGCAGGCCGAACTAAAAAATTCGGGAGTAGATCTCGGTAATCTGAGGCGAGAAAAGGCTCGTCTCACGGCAGAAATAGAGAGGCAAGAGCGTCGTCAGAATGCCCTTAACAGAGTTCGTTCTCATGGCGGGGCAGTTGTGAAGTCCGTAAAAGAGACAATCTCGGGCCTTTTGGCAGCGGGAACGGCTGCGATGGCTATAGTCGGTTCTGCCACAGGAGGAATTGTTGCTTTAACCTCCTCTGTTGCTGCCCATGGTGATGCTGTTGCTAAAACGGCGGATAAGCTAGGAATGGGAATATCTGCTCTACAGGAGTATCGCTATGCTGCGGAGAGGTCCGGTGTCTCTTCCTCCACATTTGATTCGTCTCTTGAGCGGCTGACCAATGGAATAGCAGATGCCAGTATGGGTTCGGGAGCTGCCGCAAACGCAATAAGAGAGCTCGGGATGTCCGCTGGTTATCTTAAAGCGATTGGGCCTGATAGGGCTTTGGTCGAGTTGGCAGATGCTCTAACTCATGTAAAAAACCCGGCGGATAGAGTCAGATTAGCAATTGGCCTCTTCGGTAGAGAAGGGGCAGGCATGGTTAATATGCTGAAAGATGGCTCGGCAGGATTAGCCCAGCTGAGAAAGGATGCTAGAGCGACAGGGTATGTCTTGAGCGACGATGCTTCCAGAAACGCTGAGGCATATCAAGATGCCATGCTTGATATGCAGCTGTCTTTCGGAGGCGTAAAAAACACCGTAGGGTCTGCCCTGCTTCCTGTTGTGACAGATGCCTTCAAGGAAATTACCTCGTGGATTGCGGAAAACAGAGAGGTTGTCTCTGAGTGGGCTGGAGAGTTCGCAGGCAAGGTCAAGGCCGTTATCCCCGCTGTGGCTGATTTTGCTCGAGGGATCACCTCTATTTTTTTAGCGGCTACGAAAACGGTTTCGGCCCTGGTTTCCGCCTCCGGAGGAGTGGAGGGGGTAGGTAAAAAGTTACTTTGGCTTGTGGGGATCAAGTCCTCCATTAAGCTTTTTGGGGTAACGAAAGATCTTTGGGACTTAGGGAAGGCAACAAAGGATTTTATAGCTAACAGTAGCAGTATCCAGGCCGCCTTCTCGGCTTTTAAGGCGGGGATTGCTTCTGGTGGAGGTGTGCTCAAAAAAGGGGTTAAATCTGTCCTAGGACTGCTGCCTACTCTAAAAGCAGTGGTCATATCTGGAGGTTTAGCACTAAAAAAGGGTTTTTCCTCCATCCTGGCAATACTTCCTGCTCTAAAGGCAGGAATTGTATCCGTTGGATTGGCGGTCAAGGGAGCAATGGCTCCACTGTTGGCGAATCCTATTACATGGGCTGTGGTTGGTGCAGCGTTAGCCGTATATGCGCTATGGAGAAACTGGGACCAATTAGTGGGCACTATAAGGCGGGTTATTGGTGCAGTTGTTGATTTTTGCCGTTCGCTCGTCAGCGGGATTGGGAACGCTATATCTGGAGTTTTGGGTAGATTGAAAGGTGCCTGGAGCGGAATAACCGGCTGGTTCGGAGATCTCTGGGGCGGAGTGAAGGGTACCTGGACCGGCCTGTGGGACAGCCTCCCCGATGGGTCTTCCGTC